ATCTATGTGGAACACACGAAACACCTCAAGGTGTTGAGATCGATAACCACATTTTTCACACACAGCCTTGGGTTTATATCCTGCACGTTGCCAGCGAGGTACATGAGCACCTGCACCATGTGACAAACAAATCTCACACAGTGTTCTGTAGTAGGCACGATCGTTTTTGTAATAATTAATGGCTCTAGGTCGCTGTGCGCAGGCCTTGCATAGTGGTCGCATCTGGTATTTACCCTTTTCCGCCCCTTTTGTTATGTGCCTAATTCGCTGTTTTTGGAATAGAATGCTAAATATTATGAGCAACTATTACCAGGAGAATAGGCGATATGGCACTAACATCACCAGGCGTACAAGTTACGGTAATCGACGAGAGTTTTTATACACCAGCAGAACCTGGTACGGTCCCTCTTATTGTCGTAGCTACAGCCCAAGATAAAACAAACGGAGCTGGTACAACCACAGCTTCAGCAACAACCAAAGCAAATGCTGGCAAAGCATTCAAAGTTACTAGTCAGAGAGATCTTACAGATCTCTTTGGCATTCCGTTCTTTGAGCAAACAGCAAGTTCAACCCCTATTCATGGTTCAGAGCGCAATGAATATGGACTATTAGCAGCCTACAGTTTGCTAGGTGTCAGTAACGCGGCATTTATTGTTCGTGCTGATGTAGACTTAGACGAGCTTGCACCAGAAGTAGATGCCCCGGGAGCGAGTCCGACCAATGGCAAATGGTGGGTTGACACACAGGCCACAACTTGGGGTATCCAAGAGTGGAACAGTGCAGCAGCTACTACCACAGGTGGACAGAAATTTACAAACAAGATACCTACTGTACTCACAGACGCTGACTATCCATCTAAGATAGACGGAAATGCGCCTAAAGAAGCGGTGGGACAGATCGGCGATTACGCAGTGGTGTTTCAAACTGTGGAAGGCGATACATCATATGGAACCGCAGAAGACCTAGCAAGAATCTACTACAAGTCCTCAGGTAATGGTGGCATAGCAGGCGGCGGCACAGCAGTTGATGCCGGCGAATGGGTTCTAGTAGGTTCGAAATCTTGGAAGGCTAGCTGGCCAGTAGCACTAAGTTCGACTTACACAGGCACAATGTCGGGTACATTGTTTATAAACAGTACATCAATTGCCTCTGGAACTTTGGCTACAACCGCTGCGAACATCAATTCTGCGTCGATCACAGGTGTTACAGCCAGAGTAGTAGCCAACAAGTTATACATTTATTCAGATGGCACATCAGCAGCTGACGGTGCAGCTGGCGATTCTACTGGAGCAGACGGTAGAGTAATGCTAGATAACGGCACAGCATCTTGGGCCACTATTGGGATCACCATAGGTGAATACGTCAGCCCTGCGCTGCAACAAACACCTCATACAGATATACCTGCTTTCAAACGCAGTGACAACACTACCACAGTGGAAGGTTACGCCACAGGATCTGTATGGATTAAAACCACAGAGCCAAACAAAGGTGCTAGATGGAGAGCCAAGCAATGGAGTTCAGCTACATCATCATGGGTAGCATCAGAAGCTCCTATCTATGCATCTACCAATGCTGCACTGTACTATCTAGATCGCAGCGGCGGTGGCGCTAACATTGGCGCAGAAACTGTGTTTGTGCAGAGCAATGCACAGGAAAACAGTGGATTTGACGCCACACCAGCAACAGCTGAATTCCGTGTATGGTATAGACATTTGGCCGCAGGACAAGGTACCAGCGTAACCAGCAATATTATCAAAAGTGGGACCTTTACCGCTGCTTCTACAAGAGTGTTTACACTTGCAGAAAGCATAGTCGGTCAGTTGGCCCTAGACGCAGCTAAGACAATCACCTTGAGTACTGGCACCAGCAATGCACCAACCGGTGACAACAGCGATGCAGACAAGTTGGCTGCTGCTATCAATGCAGCTGGATTCACAAACATTGAAGCTTCTGTGGTAGCTGTTACTGCTACCCAGAGCAGATTGGTAATTACTCACAATGACGGTGGCGATTTTAGACTCACTGACAGCACAGGTACTCCGTTGTCGACACTATTCACACCATACAACATCAAGACCAGAGCTGGCACAGAAAACTTCTACAATATATCATTGGGCAGTGGTGCAACAGGCGCCGAAGATCTTGCCACAGGTGCTGCAGATGACTATTTGGCATCAGGCTATCAGCCACTCGCAGCGTATGATCCAAGATTCTCAGCCAGCCCAGATGCTCCATTAAATGAAGCAGCAGATCAACAATTATGGTACAATCCTAACTTTGCTGATGTTGATATCATGGTTCATAATGGCAATACATTTGTGGGTTACAGACATGCAACAGCGCCTTATTATGAAGCTGCAACAGCGACTCTAAGAACAGGTTACTTACCTGTTGTAGCTGCCAGCAATCCTTATGTAGCAGGTGTTACTGTATCAGGTGATTTATGGATCAGCACAGCCGATCTAGAAAACTTCCCAACTATATACAGATACAACAACAATCTAACCGACATAGGTGATGCTACACTGCGTTGGGAATTAGTTGACAAGACAGATCAAACCACAGAAGAAGGTGTGTTGTTTGCTGATGCTCGCTGGAACACAGCAGGCACTTCATCGAGCCAATCAACTATTGAAGATCTAATTACCAACAACTTCTTAGACGCAGATGCTCCAGATCCAGCACTATATCCTAAAGGTATTTTGCTGTATAATCTAAGACGCAGTGGCGGCAACGTCAAACAGTACCAAAACAACTACATCGACACAGCCAGTGACAATCCAAGAACCAGCACAGCTACATTGGCTGGATCAGCATTTGTCAGCGGCGCAGGGTTGAGCATGGAAAGCTACTATCCAGATCGTTGGGTAACAGCTTCAGGCAACAACGAAGACGGATCGGGCAGCTTTGGTCGCAAGGCACAGCGCAAAGTTGTTACACAGGCTTTGAAATCAGCGATTGACACCAGCCAAGAGATCCGTGATGAAGAACGCAGAAACTTCAATATCATAGCTTGCCCAGGTTATCCAGAAACAATGAGTAATTTGGTCAATCTCAACATTGACAGAGGTATTACTGCGTTTGTCATCGGTGATACTCCATTAAGACTGCCAGCAGATGCTACTTCGTTAAACAACTGGGGTACTAATGCAGAATTAGTCACAGACAACGGCGATGACGGTATTGTGACCTATGATGAATATTTGGCCACATACTATCCAAATGGATTTACCACTGACCTAAGTGGTTCTAATGCAGTGGTTCCAGCCAGCCATATGATGCTAAAGACTATTGCACTCAGCGACAATGTCAGCTTCCCATGGTTTGCACCAGCAGGCACACGTCGTGGCGGTATTACCAATGCCACAGCAGTGGGATACATTGATGCTGCCACAGGTGAATTCCAAACGGTGGCGCTTAACGAAGGCCAACGTGATACACTATATGACTTGAAGATCAATCCAATTCCGTTCTTCAACGGTGTTGGCTTGGTAGCATATGGTCAAAAGACTCGTGCAAGAAATGCATCAGCGTTGGATCGTATCAACGTAGCACGTTTGGTAGTATATCTACGCAGTCAGTTGAACAAGTTGGCTCGTCCGTATTTGTTTGAACCCAACGACAAGATTACCAGAGACGAAATCAAACAAGCGGCAGAAAGCCTATTGTTGGAATTGGTAGGCTTGAGAGCAATCTACGACTTTGCGGTTGTGTGTGATGAAAGCAATAACACTCCGTCTCGTATCGATCGCAACGAACTTTATGTTGACATCGCTATAGAGCCAGTGAAAGCCATTGAGTTCATTTACATTCCATTGCGTATCAAGAACACAGGAGAAATTTAAAAATGGCAATTACATCGCTTAACAACATTGGTATTCCAACAACTAATGCAGCAGGCAGCACTCAGGTGCTGCTGATGCCCAAGTTAAAATACCGCTTCAGAGTTACACTGTTGGGATTTGGAGTTGCCGCAGCAACAGAACTTACCAAACAGGTGCAGGATGTTACAAGACCAAAAGTGTCATTTGAAGAAATGACGCTGGATGTCTATAATTCCAAGGTAAAATTAGCTGGTAGGCATGCACTAGAACCAGTGACTCTAACACTGCGTGATGATGCCAGTGGCCAGGTTCAGAAAATGGTAGGACAGCAGATCCAGAAGCAGTTCGACTTCATGGAACAGGCTTCAGCACGTTCAGGTATTGACTACAAATTTACCACACGCATAGAAGTCTTAGACGGTGGCAATGGTGCTCTAGTACCAAGCACTCTAGAAACATTTGAGATGTATGGCTGTTTCATTCAAAATGCAGACTATGGTGATGCAAACTATTCAACCAATGAGCATATGACTGTTGCTCTGTCTATTGTCTATGACAATCTATCACAGTTCGCAGCAGGTGCAACAGCAGTGAGCCCAATAGGCGGCATTGGTGCAGCAGTTGGCAGAACTATTGGTGCAGCAACCACCGGCGCTTCTACAGCACAAGGTTAATTATAATCTTCAAAACAGCCCGACTAAAAATCGGGCTTTTTTTGTGGCATAAATATTTGTATGGCAAATAAATTCACAAGATATCTATCAGAATTCGGGTCCGGCTTGATCGAAGGGGTAACCAAGCCCAAAGGACAAATGAGTGATTATCGTCACGCCACTAGATTGTTTGTTGACAACGGTCTACGACTCAGTCCAAGAACCAAATTTCTATTTTATGTGTATTTTGAAATGGATAATTCGGTACGAGGAATGTCACCATATAGTGCCAAACACAAGAACGAAGCCGGTCTGTTAGTCAAGAGCGCCGATCTTCCTAAATTTAATTTTGATTCAGTGATCAAAAATCAATACAATCGCAAAAAAATCTTATACAAACAGATAAACTATGAGCCGGTGAATATCAACCTGCACGATGACAGCAACGGTGTTGTCAGCGCCATGTGGGCTTTATACTATGGATACTACATTGGAGACAGGCATAACAAAGATGCTGCCTACGAAGCCAATCATTATAGGGCCACTGGCACCGACAAAGATAATTTTCGTTATGGTCTAGACAATGACAAGAGCGTGGATTTTTTTAAATCTGTGACCATCTATACCATGAGCCGTAGACGATTCGTTGGTTACACATTAATCAACCCGAGAATAAAATCATGGAGCCATGGCGGCATGGATTATGCAGCCAATGAATTCAACGAAAGCCAAATGACCCTGGAATATGAAGCTGTACGGTATACCACAGGCAATGTGAGTGTGGGGTCACCTAAAGGATTTGCTACTCTGCACTATGACACTGTGCCAAGTCCGCTGAGCATAGCGGGGGGTGGTGTTGCTACACTCACAGGAGAGGGAGGTGTGCTAGATGGACTTGACCAAATTTTTGGAGATATTGGTTCCGGAGCAGCGTTTAACACCCCTGGAGGTTTCATAGGCACCTTGGCCAAGACTTTCAATACCTATAAAAATTTCAAGAGTCTCAGCAAAGATCAATTGGCTAGTGAAGCCATAAACATCTTGAGCAATCCAGGAAATATCACAGCAGCAGCAAATAGGGTAGGCGGAGTTATTGGCGCTGTGTTTCCAAAAAGTGCCAGCACTGAAACTAACACAGATGCTAGGCAACGCAATATTACAGGTGATTAACCATGGCTACTAATTTACCAGCCCAGCCCATTGAGGACAGTGCAGCAGCAACCAAATTGTATTTTGAAAACTATGGTGAAACTGCCTTAGAATTTCCAGCCAACGATGTCACTGCTGCAATAAGTTTTTTCCAACAGGCTGGATTCGATCTTGATGCAGCATCAACCTCAGCATCTGTGATCCTAAGACAGGCTAAGATCGACAACACACCTATTTTTCAAATCTTAGATACACTAAAGAATTTTCCGGGAGTTTCTCTAAGCCAGATAGTTGCTGAAATACTCAACAACAATCGTGTGCCCACATCATTGCTAGGCTTCAGAACCAGTGATGTGAAACCCAATCAAATAAGAAACATAGCTGCCTAATGCCTAAATTTGCACAGGGACGATTTGAAATGAAAAACCCTGCCAAGTATGTGGGAAAGAAAACACCATTGGCACGTAGTTCTTGGGAGTTTGTGTTCATGCGCATGTTAGATGAACATCAAGGGGTTGAAAATTGGGCTAGTGAAAGCATACAGATACCCTATAGAGATCCCATGACAGGCAAATACACAATATATGTGCCGGATTTCTTTGTGGTCTACAAAGACAAAACTGGCAAAAAGCATGCAGAAGTAGTAGAAGTTAAACCGCAGAGTCAAACCCTACGAGAGTCAGTGGGCAAGAGCAGATACAATCAAGAGCAGTATATTAAAAACATGGCCAAATGGGAAGCTGCCACAGCTTGGTGCAAACAGCAGGGTATTAGGTTTAGAGTGGTCAATGAAGGTGATATTTTTCATCAAGGCACCAAACGCAGATAAGTATGATATGACTAAAAAATTAGAAGATCTATTTGATTTAGAATCTCAAGCTGAGCCTGCAGCACCACCTCCGCCCGTACACGAGGAAATCAATAGTCTTGACGATCAGTATCAAGCGGTACAAAAGATAGTGCAAACGCTGCCACATATACAAGAACTAGAAAATCTTGATGAGCAAGAACTAGATAATCTTGCCAAAAAAGCAGAAGCTGCCTATGATGATCTCATGGATCTTGGAATGAACGTAGAAGTGAGATATTCAGGTAGGATATTTGAAGTAGCCAGCTCAATGATGGGCAACGCTATCACTGCTAAAAGCAACAAGATAGAAAAGAAACTCAAAGCTGTGGATTTACAGCTGAAAAAACTAAAAATAGACAACGATGCTGGGGTAGATCCCAACAACGTGATAAATGGGCAGGGCTATGTGATCACAGATCGCAACGAACTGCTGAAAAAATTAAGCGGAAAAGCATAAATACACATATGAAAACTTTTAAAGAATATCTCGTCGAAAACAAAAAAATTTACAGCTTCAAGATCAAAGTTGCGGGCGATGTTCCTGAAAAATTCCAAGAAGCACTAAAGTCACGCTTGGACAGCTGCAAGGTTATGACCTTTGAAAAGCTGTCAACCACACCTATACAAAAATTGCCACTGGATTTTCCAGGACAGGAAAACAAGCAAGTTACCATATTCGAAGTGATCTGCGAATACCCCATAACCCCGCCAGAAATAGAAACACACGTCAAAGCCATGGGCATAGACGAAAGTTGTTTCCGTGTAAGAAACAGTGGTGAGCCTACAGAAGCAGATCAGGTGTTGCTAGACAACGAACCCAGCGGTGAAGCCATGTTGGACGAACAAGATCTAGACAAGGGCGCAGGAAAAATCAAACACAAAGATTATTTTGGCGATGATTTCAACAAAGGGTTTCTAAAAGATTTAAGCAAAACAGCCAAGCAGAGAACCAAAGATGGATTCGCTGCTGAATATAAAATACCCAAGCAAAAAACAGACAAAGCTGGATCTATGAGTCCAATGTCAAATGCTGGCAAACCAGATCCACGCAAAGGAAATTAACTATGAACTTTCAAGAACTATTG